GTGAACATGATTTCTATTTTGAAGAAGTTGAAGGAACTGAACATTCGATTATGAAACTTGGATCTAATAACACGCATAAATTTGATGCTAAAGGATACTTCAAGTTTCAAGATCGTATGCAAGAAGGATTTGAATTGTTTGGAAAATACTATAGAAATTTATGGGATTAAACATGAAAAAATTTATAATCAAAGATTCTCTTGGTTTCCGCCAATTTGGTGAGGTGTTTGAAGAAGATGTGGAATTTTCAATTCCATCACATTCTAACTTAGAACAAGTTTGTGAATCATTTACACTCTTTCTAAAAGCGTGTGGTTATAACCTCGATGGTCAATATATAACGATTGATTTTCACGATGACTTAAAATGAAAACTTATATTTTTGATGTAGATGGTGTATTGACTTTACCCAATCAGCCAATTGAACCTCATTTTATGAGAATGTTTGAACACTGGATGCTTAAGAAAGATGTATATATCTGCACCAATAACACTTATCAAAACATTATGCCTAGGCTTGGACGTAGAATTATTGATAATTGTCAAGCCGTATTCACCAGTGGTGGTAACTCTATATGGAAAGAAAATAAAGAACATGTGGTGAGCAATTGGCGTCCATCATATGAATTAATTTCTTTTCTTGAATCTCTTTTAAAGATGTCTGAATTTAAAATGAGAACTGGACCAAATATTGAACATCGTACAGGAATGATTAGTTTTTCTTTAGTTGGAAAGACAGCATCAGAAGATGAGATTAAAAGATATCAGCAATGGGATAAGATTTCAAAAGAAAAGAAAACTTTTGCTGAAAGTATTAAGAAAGCTTTTCCAAATTTAGGCATATGCTTTGGTAGTGATACATCTATTGACATCAGTGAATCGTGTTATGATAAAGCAAACATTTATAATTTTCTTAAGTTTAAAACAAATGTTACTTCAGTGTATCATTCCATATATGGAAATAACAAAGACACACAAGAACGTATAAAAAATATAACTGAACACGCTATGTCAATTAATAAAAAAGCAGTGTATAATACCATTATTAGTAATAGTCCTGAAGATACACAAAAATATTTGAGAATGTAATCATGATGATTTTTATGAATTCTTCTTCCAAAAAGAAGAAAACAAAATTGACTAAAGCAAAACAAAAAGTTCTTGATGACTATAACGCTTGGAGAAAACAGAATAAATTACCTACTGTTTCTTCTTTGAATGCTGAAAAGATCTCAAGCTCTTTTCAAGAGTATAAGCCTAAGGTATCACATGCTCGTAGTACTTCTCATATCAAATCACTTGAGAGCACTGCACCAGCTGTATGCGCGCGAAACTCTATCATGGATAGAACGTCTCTTGATAAAGAACCTGAACATGTTCGTGAACAGATCATTGCTAAGAGCAAAAGAATTGCACTGATGTATAACAAAGGTGCATATCAATACATTAGCGATGAAATTGACATCACTACAATTGGAACCCGCAATAGAAGAATGTAGTGTACATTATTTTCGTATAGTAATACTATACGACTATGGGTGCTAGTGACCTACACTAGAAATTTATTAATTATTAATTGGAGATTATTATGACTAAGACCGAAAAGCTTCTTGATGCATTTAAGAATGGTACTCGACTGACGAGCAAGCAGATTTCTGCACGCTTTGGTCTAAAGAACCCAACTGCAGCGATCACCGCTCTACGCCAGGAAGGTTATGCTATTCACTTCAATAAGCGTAAGACTATGGCTTCGTACTTCAAGCTTGGTACGCCAAGCCGAGCAGTAGTTGCTGCTGGGTATAAGGCTCTAGCGCATAACGGCTAAACCTTGAATAAGAAGAAGGGCCCTTGTGGCCCTTCTCTCTTTTGGAGATTATTATGATTACTCGTCAAGAACTTTCAGATCTTCTACACAATCACATGATGAAGATTTGCTTTATGAAAAAAGATGAGACTCAGCGTGAAATGCTTTGTACTCTACAAAAAGATCTTCTTCCTTTAATTGAGGAAATTGCAGAAGAAGTAACTAACAAACCTATCAATGAAACGTTGATTCCTGTTTGGGATGTGATTAATAATGGTTGGCGCTCTATCATTATAGATAGAATATACCATTATGAAATTGTGGAGTAAATTATGCCTATTGCTATTGATGAATTATCCAAGAATGCTCTTGGTGGAACCGAGAGAATGAAGTATGCTCTAGCAGAAAAGCTAGATCAGACTATCTTAGATAAATTTCAAATTATTTGTTCCAGGGTTAGAGACATTGATCCTAAACTCATCCCTATCTATTGGCTTCATGATCTTCCTGGTGATCCAGAATCAAACCACCTAGCCCAAGGGGGTTACACCAAGTTTGAACGTCTTGTATTTGTTTCTAATTGGCAGATGCAAAACTATCTAAATCACTATAGGATTCCCTGGTATAAATCTTGTGTTATTCAGAATGCAATTGAGCCTATTCCTTTTGTTGAAAAATCAAAAGAAAAAATTAAACTGATTTATCATACAACCCCACATCGTGGATTGAACATTGTTGTTCCTGTATTTGCTAAACTTGCAGAAAAGTATGATAACATTGAATTGGATGTATTCTCATCATTTAAAATTTATGGATGGGAAGAACGTGATGAACCCTTTAAACAATTATTTAACTTTTGTGAAAATCACCCCAAAATAAACTATCATGGGTTCCAACCAAATGAAGTGGTGCGAAAAGCTTTGCAAGAAGCTCACATCTTTGCTTATCCATCAATTTGGCTTGAGACTTCATGCATTGCTCTACTTGAAGCAATGAGCGCTGGGTGTTTATGTGTACATCCTAATTATGGTGCACTCTATGAAACAGCAGCAAACCTTACTTGGATGTATCAATATCAAGAAGATCCTAGGGATCATACTAATACATTCTATAATATGCTTGATGTAGCAATTCAAAAAGTTCAAAGTGATAGTGTTCAATTATCATTAGAGTCAACTAAGAATTATGTTGATACTCTTTACAATTGGGACCGGCGAGTTGCTGAATGGAATACTCTACTTACTTCAATCTTAATTAAGAAGAAACTTATCTAATGAGCGTTAATAAACTTGCTGATAAATTGATCGCTAAAAAGTTTTGGGGCGACGAACCAATTCATAAAAAAGTAATCACATCTAAAATTGATGATATGCTTTGCAAAATGTTAAATTGGTACAATATCATGTCTGATGATAAAGACAAAGATAAATGGCTAATTGAGTATATGAAAACTCATGGATATAGCAAGACTGATATTTCAAATATTATGAATCTTAATGCTTTAGGTTCAGTTTGCAAAAATTCAGCAAGTATTTTGGCGCGGATTGAATCCAATGGTGCTACTTTTGATGGTGAATTAAAAGGAATCGTTTCTTCTAAAATTAGACAAGCTTTGTCTTATAATCAAAAAGAAATAAAAGAAGATATTACTAGTGCAAAGGTAGTATCTATCCAAGATAGAATCAAAGCATTAGCAGAACCACACATTGTGCATATCGATGATGAGATTCATTCGTGGTATTATGAACGTAAGACTAAAATTGTTTTCTCTTTGTATACGTATCTTCAGCGCAATCAGCTTAATGCACAGATCTGTAATCATATCAAAGCATTGATTTCTAAGATTCATGATGAACACGCCGAAATGATGCAAGGTGAAGATGAACAATTGAATGAAGCATATGCTTACCTTCCTAATACTTCAAAGAAAGCTATTATGAAGCAATTAGATGCTTGTATGGAAGATATTGCTCGGTTTGTTGGTAATGCTAAAGCTTCTAAACCTAAGAAACCGCGCAAAAAGAAAGAAGTAACTGCATCTAAACTAATAAATAAACTAAACTATCAGAAAGAGTTTAATAAACTTAAGATCAAGTCTATTATGCCTGAATCTATTATTGGTAGTCAGCAGTTATGGTTATATAACACTAAGTATGATCAATTGATCATGTTAAACGCCATTAGTCCAACCGGATTAAGCGTTAAAGGTTCAACTATTGTAGACTTTGATCCAGATGCTTCTATTAAAAAGAAAGTTAGGAAACCAGAAGATGCAATTCAAAAAGTGCTTAGTGGAGGAAAGCAAGTTCTAATTAAACTTATGTCAACCTTAACTACTAAACCTATTGAAGTTAATGGCCGAATTAATAATGATACTATCATCCTTAGAGCCATT